GCTTTCATCAGGTACGGCGGGTACGGATTTCCTGACAGAAACGACCACCGTATTTCGCGGCGTGTCTTCGATCAAGGCTGAGGCCACTGGTGCGGTGTTCAAGATTCGCCAGCGACTCGGATCGGCTGACGGCACGCACGGCAAGCTTTCGCCTGATCGTCCGTACGTGATCGCATTCGCCGCGATCAAAGACGCGGGCATGGCCGGCACGCTTCGCGTCAGCATCCAAGATTCAGCGGGTACGGTCATCGGTGGCGCGTCGCCGATGAGTGCGACGGCAACAGGTGGTTCACTGACGACATCGTGGGCATACATCACGGCGACGATGTTTGCGCCGCGCGTGATTCCAACTGAAACGTATCTCGTCATTGAATCAACCGTCGCGCTGACTGTTGCAGCGGCGTACATCGATGATGTGATTGTGGCGGAAATGCCGCAACTCACTGCCGGCGGTCAGTACTTGGCGATTCTCGCCGGCAAGACCGATTGGAACAATGATGACTTTGCGACATTCGCGTTTACAAATACCTACGCGGGTTTGTGGGCGGTCGCGCTCGATAGATTGTTCACGATGTATGACTTGAATCTCGCGCTGCCTGATGCCACTGCTGGCACAGAGACAATCGCGGACAGTCTCACGACGTAAACGCGGCGCGCGTGTTGCACAGAATGTCAATGAGTGACGCGCGCGCTTGAGAAATCAAGATGCGCTGTTCGTCGTTGTCGGCCAAATCCATTGACAATGTGTAGAGGTCGAGCGTGTTCCAATCGAACGCCAGCGCGCCGCGGGAGCGAGTGGCATCGCGTCGCGCCATGCCAGCGTTGATTTCGACGCGTCGTACATCGATGAGGGTGCGCATGACGGCCACGATCACGCGATGTGCGCGGAGTCTCTCGGGGACATTTTTGGGAATTCTTGGTTGCATTCCCGCGAATCCGTCGATAGATTGCGTGTGCGGCGCATGACGCGCCGACTAACAGGAGACGACAAATGTCAAACGAACTGACCGTGGTGCTCGATAGCACTGAAGATCGTACCGCACTACTCGCGCGCACCTTGTGCCGTGGGGCAACGCCCGATGAGTTGGCGCTGTTTTCTGCCGTGTGCCAGCGCACCGGCCTCGACCCATTCGCGCGGCAAATATTCGCCGTGAAGCGCTGGGACAATCGCGAGGGTCGCGAGGTGATGAGCACGCAAGTGAGCATTGATGGATTCCGATTGGTGGCGCAGCGCAGCGGCGGCTACGAAGGGCAGACGTCGCCGCAGTGGTGTGGCGACGATGGCGAGTGGCGTGATGTGTGGCTGAGCGACGCGCCGCCAGCTGCGGCACGCGTCGGCGTTTGGCGTGCTGGGTTTCGTGCGGAGTGCAGCGCCATCGCGCTATGGCGCGAGTATTCGCAGCGCACCAAAGACGGGAAGCCATCGGGATTGTGGGGCAAAATGCCCGCGCTCATGTTGGCCAAATGCGCCGAAGCGCTGGCACTTCGCAAGGCTTTTCCTGCTGAGCTGAGCGGCCTGTATACGACCGACGAAATGGCGCAATCATCGACGCACGACGCACCACGTGTTGAGACTGCGCCGCGAGTCGAGCAGACCGAACAGGTTGCGTCGCCAGCACAAACAAAAACCAAACGGCCAACGAAAGCGGCGGTGGCGGCTGAGGCTGCGGCGCACATCGTCACGACGGCTGGCGTCACGAAACCACAAACGGTTTTGATTAAATCCACCTACGACGTTGAGGAATTCACCGGCGCGAATGGCGCTCCGATTTGGCGGCTGATGATTGAAGACGGCATCTATGCGATCCGCTCCGCGAGCGTGGCACAAGCGCTTGAGTCACGCCGCGAAATGCGAACCGACTGCGTCTGCACCTACGTCGTCGAGCCGACGCGAAACGGAAGCACGCGGCACGTGATTGATTCAGTGCTGCGCGACGTCGCCGAAGGCGAGGCGGCTCATGCGTGAGTCCCTGGCAGAATCCGGCACGGTCTCGATTCGTGCGCAACTTGGAATAGCTCAGGATGACCCGCGCGTGTTCCGACCGTTCGAGTATGTCGAGATTGCGCGAGTCGCCAAGCTTCTGCAATCTGACTCGCAGATTCCGTCGCCAGTGCGTCGGATGCTGCGACTGGGGCTGATGCTCGACCTTCGACCCGCGGCGCTTGGCGCGTCGCGCTCAGCGCTCGCGCGTCGTCTCGGTGTCGCTGACGAGACGGTTCGTCGGCAGTCGATAGCGTGGGAGTGCGTCGAGCCGGTGCTGCGCGCCGACATCGCACATCGAGCGAGCCGTGCCATATTCGCGTGGCGCGCACAATCTACGGGGTGAGCGTGCGAGCGCTGGCGCGTGCTAGCGGAGTGCCGTGGCCTGAAATACATTTCGCGCTCATCACAGAACCGCCGCGTCGATTGACGCGGCGGTTTTTTGTTGCGGCTAGCCCTGCCGTGAAACGAGCGCCCCATCCGGGAAGGAATGCGTGCGATGCCGCACGCCGTTTCGGCGTTGCGCGAATCGTATCGATTGCGATTGCAATTGCAATTGCTTAGCAATTTGTTGCACGAAAAATATTTTTTTTCTCGTTGTTTTTCTCTTGACTGCGTTTTTTACTTGACGATAATGTCCTCAGAGAGTCTGATAGTGGATTACCCATATCGGTAGCGTGGCATCGCAGAAAACTTAAAAGTTTTTCTATCTTTCGTGTGCGTATCGCACTGATTGAGACGAGACAAACTGCGAAAATCTAGGGCGCAAAAAAGAGAGAGAGTGCCAACGTTTTTCTTTTCGAGCCTCGCAGAAATGCGGGGTTTTTTTGTGTTGCGAATCGCGTCGCGTGGCGATAAATTGCGCACACAAACGCGGCATGACGCCGCAGAAAGAGAGAGACAGAATGATTTCAGAACCCGAATCAACAGAGGAATGGGAAGCGCGTCAGGCGAGCGAGTGCGAAACGCGCGAGGCATTTCGCGACCACCACCGGCACGATGACCACGGCGACGCCAGCGACGCGGCGGAGCTGCACGCGCGGCTCGATGCGTTCCGTGCTTCCGCTCCGTGTGGTTGCCAGTGGCCGGGGTGCTGTATCGCGCACCCGCTGTGCTCGATGGCGGCGATAGCGGCGGTTGCGGAAGCTCTGCGCATCGCGGAGCGCGAAGAGAGTGTGCGAGCCGTCGCCGATTTGCCGCGCCAGTGGGCGGCGATGCGCGCCGTGATCGTGGCCGAAGACGCTGCACGTGCTGCGGAGCGTGACCGGCGCATCGCGGGGCTGCGTGCGGCGGTCGATGCCGATACTGCGGCGTGCCGCGCGAGGCACGGACACATCGGAGACCCACGATGACTGACGCTGAGCTGATGTCTTGGGATCGCGAGCGCGAGCGCCTCTTCGGCGGCGGTGCTGATGCTGCGGTGATTGCGCTGGTGCGCTCGCGAGTCAGCGCGTATCGAATCGAGACGGCACGCGCCGCGCTCAGCGACTACGCGTGTCTGCACGGCGGTTCTCGCGCCCGATTCTTTCCATCGTTTTTCTTTGTCGAGCTTGACAAAATCACGAAGGCAACAGACGAGAAAAAACGGGAGCACGCTCAGGCGTCGGCCATCGCGGAACGCAGCGCCGCTGACCGGCGCGCTACGACCGTCGTAGATGCCGACTGGCTGAGTCGCCGTCTCGACATCGCCGCGATGTCCGACGCGGCGTACGACGCCGCCTACGCCCGTCTGCGGGCTTACGCGTGGCCCGCGCCGCCAGTGTCGCTCGACGCTTGGCCGCGGTCATGGCTTCTCGCGATGTCCGATATCGCGCGCAACGTGGATACCTTGTGGATAAGTCAAGCGATGCCACCGCCAAGCGAAATCGCGCGCAACTCTTGATAGCACCGATGGTTACGCTATAAATCGTGGCGTTTGTCTGTGTGTCGATAACATGATATTGCTAGGAATTCCAAGATTTGCGCCCAATGCTGTTGACTTCGCTTTGAAATGGGCGATACTGTGTGAGTCAAGAGCAAGAAACAAACGCCAGCACGACGCTGGCAGAAACGAGAGACACAATGCTTTCAATCCTCAAACTGAAAAACGCAATCGACGCTGCAAACGAAACCACACAGCCACGACAAGCCGAACTCGCGGTTGCGCTCCGAATGGCCATGATCGCGCTTGAAGAATCAGGCGAGCAGCGCCACAAGTTCGGCGCCCGTTGGATTGCCGCAAAGCATCGCAACCGCGCCTCCGAATTGGCCGCGCTCACACTCTCCGCCAAGTGACACCAACGCCGGCACGACGCCGGCAGAAACGAGACACCATGAGAAACAAAACTACCCCAATGACCGACGCGAAAATCCTAGGGCTTGTGCGCACCGCATTTGCGACTGCCAGCGCCTACGGCACAAATTGGGTGGACGAGCTTCCCGACTTCGTCGAGTGTGACAGCGCGCTCACAGACGACACCGACTACGTCGGCAGTCTCGCCGATGGTCGCGCAATCTACAACGCGCCCCACACGATGGACAAATTCATCATCACTGGCGGTGCGTCGTGATAGCGCTCGCACTCATCGCGGCACTGGCCACGTGGGCCGTGCTCACTGGCGAACTTCTCGTCATCGCACCAGTGCTGATTCTGTTTGTGTGCTGCATCGGCGGTGCGTTTGACAAACCTAAACCACGCAGAAAGGCGGCACGATGAGCAAGCTACATGGGCCTGATTTGACTAAAGAGCAGATACCGATGGTCGTGGCGGCGATGAGCCTGATTTACCACGCGCATTCAGTCGATCTAGTAACGGATTCAGGCGAAGCGTTTGATGATGAGTTTCGCGAACACGTCTGCAATTTGACCGGAGTCATCTACGACTCTGACTTTGAAAAGCAACAACAAGACTTAAACGACGCGCTCCACTTTTTGCTCAACGCTCAATTACAGAGCTGCGATCCTGAAAGCTACACTCAAGGCATCAGCAGTTGGTGGCCGTTGCTTGTGACGTTGACCTTTTATGATGGCTTTGACGTTCCCGAAAAAGACAGGCGCCGGAATGAAGTTGCCGTAAACCCTTATTTTGTAAATAAAAACAAACGCTTTTATTTCAGCCCTACCGACGAAATACTTCGAGCCTTGCAGAACTGCGTGGCGTGGTGAAGAAGTCGCCCTACTGCACTGGCGCGATTCGCGCTGGTCTCGCGTCGATTGCGCGTCGAACCGAACCGCAAAACGTCGATGAATTTCGCGCGATCACTTGGGTTCTCTCTTGCGCCGCGCACCGAATGCGCACAAAATGTCGCCCGCGCTCGACGCATGAAGCGTCAATGTCTCTCGCGCCACCGGCTGACGAATCCCCCGTCAGCCGGTGAGGAGAGACGCGCCAGAGGCTCGCAAATGAAACACACCTTCACTGCATCCACAGCGCCACGAAGCTGCGTCATGATTTCCCGCCGCGAAGGCGACACAATCTCGCTGGCTATCGACGGCGTCAACATCGGACACATCGAGCTGCGACACGTGCCGCACGCCGTGCGTGTGCGCATCGCGTGCGTGTTTGATCCGCGAGTACGCATCACGCGAAGTGCCAACAAAGGAAGTGCCGAATGACAGACACAAACCATATCGGCGACCTCAACGAAATGGTCGGCGATGCCGTCGCAAAGTGCGAATCTTGCGGTGTGCCGTGGGCGGAACACATGGGCATCATGGGTGTTTGCGCGACCAACGCACAGCTTCGCAAAGAGCGCGATGCGGCGCGGCGCGAGCGCGACCTCGCGATCCTCTTGAACGAGATTGACGAAATAGGACGGCTACGAATTGAGAACGCGTGGCATTCTGAGCGCGATGAAGCAATCCGCGAGCGCGACGAGGCGCGGCGCGAGCGCGACTATGCAAGGCGAGAAGTCTGTTGGATCTTTACAGAAAGATCGGACGAACCAACTCTCATAAAGGCGCAATCGGTTGCAACAGATCGCGGCTGGGATTGCTTCAAGGAGGAAACACAATGACAGACATCACGATCCACCTCGACGCACCAGCACTCATCGAATCGCAAGACGTTTGCGCCGCAATTCGCAGCATCGCTGGCATCGACCCCGAAGACCATCGCGCCGAAATCGTCGGCACAATCCACGTCGATGACGAAGGAAGCGTCACACTTGTTGCGTCATTTCGCGGCAAGGGCGTTGAATACAGCCGCGCGTTTGACTTCATGGAAATCACCATCAGCCGGGCAGAACTGGCGTCAGCGCTCGCGTGCATGGATTGCATGGAAGACGACCTATGAACGGCCAGCGCGAGGCATGGTCATCACGCGGCGAAGTCGCGCCGATCAATCACGCCGTCGGCTGCGTCGCAATCATCGCCGCACTTCTCACACTCGCCGCATTAGCGGTGTTTTTTTTGAGGGCTTGAACATTGGCCACATTGATCATTCGCGCCGTAGGCTTCCACCCTGATCGCGGCACGATTCATGCCACGGGAATTTCCGTCAACGAGACGCAAGACGAAGTGCGCGAGCGTCAGAAATCCGTGCGCAATTCGCTCTTCCGTCAAGGCGCAAACCGTCTCTACGACCTGACGATTGTGCCAGTCGAGAAGTCAAGCGATGGCTTCGGCATTCGCTTCTCCGCGCAAGCTGGTGGCCGCCATCGATCAAGCAACGCGAGTCGCCATGAAGACGCGCTGATTGAAGCCGCATTTGAAGCAAGATCGGCGACGCCGCGTGAGTGATCCACTGATGCGAGCCGCGCCACTAGTCGCCCGCGATCTTGGCGGATTGTTCGCCGCGCCAGCACCGGTCGCGCCACCGCTCGCCGCGCTCGCCGCTGATGATCCACCGCGCGCGACGCGCTCGCAGCGCACGCGCTGGGCGACATCCGACGCCGCGCACGCGGCGAGCGGCAGTGCGGCGAAGATCCTCGAATCAATTCGCCAGTCGCCGGCAACGTGCGACGAAATCGAAGAGCGCTTGCAGCTGACGCATCAGGCCGCGTCGGCGCGCATCAACGACCTGATGCGCGCTGGCGAAATCATCGCAATCGGCGCGAGGCTCACGCGATCAAATCGCATGGCGCGAGTTTGGCACGCGAAGCCAATCGTTGTATCTGTCGCTTAAATCGACAAAAGACTGGGGCGCGGACACTATCCCGATTGACATTTGACCGATTGCAGTGGCATGGGTTCACTCTCGCGGCAAAAAGGTAAGCGCGCCGAACGTCAAGCTGCGACTGCGCTTGAGCGCGCCATCGGCTGCGAGGCTCGCCGTTCCGTGCAGTACTGCGGTGCGAACGCTGACGCTGATTTATCAACGACCCTCGACGGCGTTCACTTTGAAGTCAAGGCGCGCAAGGCTCACGCGTGCTTGCGGTTCTACGCGCAAGCTGAGGCCGACGCCGCCACCGATGACATACCAGTGGTGCTACTCCGCGAAGACGGCGACGTGCGCGTATTCGCGTTGGTTGACCTCGATCACATCCGCGCACTCGCGCAAAAGATCCTTGACATCGGAGCCAAACATTGAGCGTCGAGGAATTGCTAAAGGTCGTCTCGCTGGTGTTCATTCCTTCGACCGGCGCAGTCGTGTGGTTGCTGTCTCAGGTCTACGGATTGCGCGGCGACTTGCGCGAAATCCAAGCGATTCTGCGGCACGATCAAGAGTCGATGCACCGGCGCACCTTGAAGATTGAAGCGGATCTTGCGGCGCTCACGGACACGATGCGTGAACTGACCATTGACATCGCGCGCCAAGGCAAGTCGCCAACGCACACACGGAACTGACCACCTATGCACAGCGCGACGTCAAAAAGGGAAACCCCGCAAGTCGTCACGCTCAACTTGAAGCACGACGCGGCGACGCATAAGGAACCGATTTGGTTTCTACTTCGCAGCGACGCGCATCACGATTCAAAAAGTGCAGATCAAGCGCTTGAGTTGAAGCACCTAAATCAAGCGAAAGAGCGCGGCGCTTACATATTCGACATCGGCGATTTGTTCGACTGTATGCAGGGTCGATACGACAAGCGCGCTGACCGCTCCGCGTTGCGCGACGAGTACCAACACGGGTCGTACCTTGACCGGCTCGTCGATGTGGCCGCTGAGCGCTACGCACCTTTCGCCGCGAACTGGGTGCTGATGTCGCCGGGCAATCATGAGACCAGCGTGCTCAAGCACAACGATACGAATCTCACGGAGCGCCTTTACGCGCGGCTGAAACCGCACGCGCCGCTGTTGCAAATGGCGACATACGCGGGATTCTTGCGCATCCGAATGATGCGCAAAAGCTCGCGCGCTGGCTCGCTCACGATTGCGTATCACCACGGATTCGGTGGCTCAGCGCCAGTCACGCGCGGCGTGATCCAAACAAACCGCATGGCCATCGCCTACCCTGATGCCGACATTGTGTGGTCAGGTCACACGCACACCGATTTCTATCTCTCAATCGCTCGGCATCGGCTCAACTCATCCGATGTCGTCACGCGCGACGAGCAGATCCATCTGCGCTCGCCCGGCTACAAAGAAGACCTGCTCAAGGGCGAGGGGTGGGCGGTCGAAAAGGGTTTCATGCCGCAATCAATGGGCGCATGGTGGCTCAAATTGTGGATCGGACAAAAATCAGAACAGCACTCGCGACACATTGAATGCAGCGTTGAACCGGCACGATAGAAATCGGAGCGCACACATGAGCGAGCCTGAGAAACAAAGCAAGCCGAAGCGCACCGAACTAACCGCCGATGAAATCGAAGCGGCGACCATGATGCAGCTGTGCCGCGAAGCGGTGGAATCACTGGGATTTGACGCGGTGCTGGTCACGTGGACACGCCAGCGCCGGCGGCGCACTACCATTTCGACGGCCAGTCTCGGCAACGGGCTTGCCGTCGAGGGTCTCATGCGCGCGATCCATGCGAAGATTGAGGCGTTGGACGATGACGATGGCGATGAAGACAGCGAAGAGAGTGAGAGAGACGGTGACTAGTGCGCACTGTGCGCGCCGTTCACAAAATCAAATCAGCAAGCGCTGAGAAAGAATGACAAATGACATCATGGAAAACAACTGCGGCGGGTATTGGTGTGATCCTCGCCGCTGTCGGTGCTGCGCTTTCCGCACACTTCGACACGGACAGTACGACTGTTGCCGACTGGGGCGCGGTGCTCGCGGCTCTCATCGTCGGCGTTGGCTTAATCGTCGCGCGTGACAACGACGTCACCAGCGAAGAAGCAAAAGCAAAGTAATTACAACCGAAAGAGAGAACCACATGACCTACGATTACGACGATTGGTACGAGGAGAAAGCGCCATGCTTGACCGAATCATCGCCGCCGTGGCACTCGCGCTTTTTCAATACCTTGAGAAACGCATTGACCGCGGTCACGTCGCGCGCGACGCGCCCACTGATCGCGCTAAGCTTCGTCGTGGCGGTGCTCGCATTCGCGAGTGGCTGCGGGCGCACGGTGCTGATTCCCGAAGCGGCAGTACTCCGCGTGGCGGGTAGCGTCAAAGGCCACGTGTATTCTTGGAACGAAGCCGATCAAGAGTGGCAAATGAGCGCGCGGCAAATCGCCTACCCCGAAGGGTGGTATATCGTGCCGCCTTCGTACGTCGAGGAAGACGAGCCGCTTGGCGGCGTAGTGGGCGCGACGATGCCGCAGCTGGGCGCGCGTCGATGATCGTTGACGAGAACACATCGACACGCGATGCAGTTCGCGGCGTGTTGGAGCAGATTGTCTCGATGGATAGCAGTTCGAGCGCGCGAATTAAATTGCTAGAAGCGATTGACTTCAACGCGATGAGTAATGGATTTGTGACGGAAATCGCGCGTGATGTTTGCGAGCGATACTCACCTTGCTTCTATTGCTCGCAGTCTGTGTATCGAAACCCCGAACTAATACGCGATCATGCTATCTGCGTGAGATGCGCCACCAAACATTCGCAGGGCGCTCGATGAAGGCAGCATCGCGCATATTCATCGATGAGCGCGAGCACAATCGGCTCGGCGTGCAGTGGCTGCGCACGACGGAAGTCGCGCGCTTGCTCGGCGTTTCCATCGGATACGTGCGCGCGATTTGCAAGAGCGGTCTACTGCCGTCGGTGCAACTGCCCGGCGGCAAACATCGCCGCATTCATCCCGACGCATTCGCCAAGTTTCTTGACGAATCAGGATTCAACGCCGCGAGAAAGAAACACAAATGATCACGCGCTTTCCTGAACCAGCATCAGTCGCGGCAGCTGGCACGCTCACGGGCGCGACGCTCGCGGCGAATGTCATCGCGTCTAGTCTGACATCGGTTGGCACGCTGGCGAGTCTCACGACGAGCGGCACATTCACGCTCGACGCAACCGCGCTGATTTCCGCAACTTCCGCGACGGCGCTTGCAATCAAATCAGCAGTGCCAGCGGGTACGGGTGTCACGCCTACGGTGCAAATCATCTGCCCATCGTCGGCAACTTCGTTGACTGATGGCTCATCTGCGCAGAATGTTTTTTCGCCTACTGGCTACGACACGATTTCAGCGCAAGCTTCGACCACCTATATGTTTGATGGGCAGTTCATCATCAAGACAACGGGTACTACGACTCACACAATCTCGATGAGCTTCGCGCTGTCGGGTGGTGCGAGCGTCACCGATTGTTCGTGGACAACTTTAAGCAACCCACAGACGGCTACGCCAGTCTCTGCCATTCGCGCACAAGAATCAAATTTCTTTGCTGCTGTCGCTGGCGGTCTTATCAATACAACAAACAACTCGGCATTCAACATCATCGTGTTTCGAGGAATGCTTCGCATGAATGCCGCGGGAAATGTCGTTCCCCAAATCACATTCAGCGCTGCGCCCGGCGGAACCAACACGATTGAGATTGGTTCGTATCTGCGGTTCTATCCGATTGGATCGAACACGATCAACAGCGTCGGTACGGCCATCGGTTAAAAAGCCGATGCACAGCATCTATGCTGTACGCCATCGTGCGAGATAGAGTCATCGTCGAAGTGTGCGATTTCATTCCGACTCTCCGCGAAGGCGAGTCGATCATGCCGATGAAGGAAGCGATAGCGCAAGGATTCCCCTATGAATGAGAGAGAGACGCGATGAAACTTGACATCGGATGTGCCGACACGCTCGAACCCGGTTGGACTTCGTGGGACGCGCGCGACGGAAAGTTCGCCGAAGACATAACGCTTGAAGATTCAACCGTCGATGAGATTCGCGCGGTTCACGTGCTCGAACACATCGGCCACGAACACACGCACGCGACGTTGATTGAGTGGCATCGCGTGCTCAAGGATCAAGGGCGGCTCTTTGTTGCCGTTCCTGATTTCGAGTTGATCGTCAACAATATGGCTAGCTCGCGACCTGATTTGCAGTGCGAGCTGTACATCATGGGCGGACACATCGACCAGCATGATTTCCATAAGGCGATCTTTTACTTCTCGAAACTTTCCGACTTGCTTGAAGCGTCGGGTTTCGTCGATATCAAGAAGGTAGGCGCAGAAGGTGCGAACACTTCGCATCACTGGTGCTCGTTGAATGTTGAAGCTTGGAGGCGCGATGAATGAGAGAGAAACACCAGTAGAAATCGATTGGCAAAGCCATCTCGGTCAAGATCGCTTAGTGGCGTTCGCGCTTGAGGGAAAGCGTGACGGCACATACGTTGACATCGGCGCTGGTCAGCCTGAGCTAATCTCAAATACCGTGGTGCTTGAGCGCGAATTCGGTTGGCACGGCGCGCTCTGCGACATCGAGCATGAAGCGCGACTCACGCACGAACGATCAAAGCGCAACACGGTGTACGGCGACGCATTCGCCGTGTCGTGGAAATACGTCTTCGATCAATTGAAGGACGAAGACGGATGGATTGACTATCTATCTCTCGACCTTGAGCCGCCGGAGCGCACGATTAATCTGCTACTCACGCTGCCGTTTGACCGCGCGAAGTTCCGCGTGGCGACGATTGAGCACGACCGCTATCGCGGCAGCGACGGCGAGTTGCGGAATGACCTTGTGCGCAATCTGATGATTTGGCATGGTTATCTAGGATTCGCCGAAGTTACGCTTGACCTCAACGGGAAGCCGGCGCATATCGAAGACTGGTTCATTCATCGTGACGCTGGCATTGACATCGCGAAGCTCAAAGAGAAGCTGAGCCAGTGAAAGCACAACTTGACGAAACCAGCTGACCTCAATTTGAAGCTTGTTCGCGACCTCGCGAGCATCGGATGCAGCACCGTGGAAATCGCCGCAGTGCTCGGCGTTTCCGCGCGCACTGTGCAGCGCCGATGCCGCACCGAAATCGACGCCGGTCACGAAATGCTCAAAGTCTCGCTGCGTCGTTGGCAATACTCAAAAGCCAAAGAGGGCAACACGACCATGCTGATTTGGCTCGGCAAACAATATCTCGGCCAGCGCGACAAGACCGACGAAATCAAGCGCGAAGAAGTCGTGACCATCGAACCTATCGCGCCGAAGCTTGCGGCATCGGCGTGATCGTTCGCGTTCCACCGATTGAATCGGTGCTGCACTCGTCGCAGCGTGAGGTGTTCGCGAAGCTCGCGCGATTCTCTGTGCTTGAGATTGGCCGTCGATGGGGCAAAACTACATTCGGTCGCGTGATCGCGCAGCACCGCGCGATCAATCGTGACGCTGTCGCGTGGTTCGCGCCGTCGTACAAATATCTCGCTGACCCGGTGCGCGAATTCGAGCGCTCGCTGAAGCGAATCACTGCCAAGCATGACCGCGTCGAGAAGCGTATTGAGTTGCTCACTGGTGGATCAATTGATTTCTGGTCGCTCGAAGATCCCGACGCCGGGCGCGGTCGCGCGTACGACTTGATCGTGGTTGATGAAGCGGGCTTCGCGCCGAAACTTCTCGACGCGTGGCAACAGGCGATGCGCCCAACGCTCGCAGACCGTCGCGGGCGCGCTCTGTTTCTAGGCACGCCGAAAGGCACTGGCGACTTTCATCGTCTCTTCATCGAGGCCGAAGGCGACACCACCGGCAATTGGGCGGCGTTCCGTATTGGCTCGATCATGAATCCGTACATCGATGCCGGCGAAGTCGAAGCGGCGCGCGCGATGCTGCCGGCGGCGGTGTTCGCTCAAGAGTTTGAAGGCGTGCCGGCTGAAGACGGCGGCAATCCGTTCGGCCTCGATGCGATTCGCGATTGCATCGGCGCACTTTCAAGCGGCGTGCCTGAGTCGTGGGGCGTCGATCTTGCCAAGTCGCAAGATTTCACGGTGGCTCTTGCTCTTGACAATGAAGGCCGCGTGTGTCGGCTCGAAAGGTGGCAGGGGCCGTGGGCTTTGACGCGCGAGCGACTCGCGAAAATGATCGGAAACACGCCAGCGCAGATCGATTCAACGGGCGTCGGTGATCCAATCGTTGAGGATTTGAGGCGTGTGTGTCGCGGCGTCGAGGGCTTCAAGTTCACCAGTCCATCAAAGCAACAACTGATGGAGGGTTTACAAATATCGATACAGACGCGCGAGATTCGATACCCCGACGGGTGGCTGCGAAGTGAACTTGAAGCGTTTGGTTTCCGATACAGCGGAAGAACCGTGCAGTACGAAGCGACGGTTGGACACGATGACGGCGTGTGCGCACTTGCGCTCGCGGTCATGGCGCGGCGAGCGCGTCGCCCACTCATCATGAAAGTAATTTGATGCAACTACTGGCGAGAATCAAGGCCGCGTTCACCTCGGAGCGTTGGCTGCAATCGTCAATGCGCGTGCTCACTGGTGGCAGTGACTCTGCGCGTCAGCCGTTTTCCTACTCGCAAGCGGTTCTGTACTATCGATCATGGATCTACGCCGCAGCGAATCTAAACGCGATGGCTGTTGCGTCGCAACCGCTGCGACTCTACGTGCGCAATCGATCCACTGGCACGAAACTTTGGAAGACGCGCAGCACGTCGCATCGCACGAAGGCGTACTTTGCGGGCGACACCAGCGAGCTTCCATCGCGATACGTGATGCAGAAAGCTGCGGAGTACGGCGACGACTACGAAGTGGTGACCGACAATCATCCGTTGCTTGAGTTGCTGTCGAAGGTGAACCCGTATCAAAACGGATTTGATGCGACGGTGCTTCGCGTGCTCTATCAAGAGCTGACCGGCAACGCGTATATCCACCCCGTGATTGACAAACGCACTGGTATTCCAAGTGAACTTTGGACGATGCCATCGCAGTACGTTGAAATCATTCCCGGCAAGTCAGCGCTGGTTGACGGATATCTCTACGGCGCGTCGCGCGAGACTCGCAAGGTGTTCGCGGCTGATGAAGTGATCCATTTCAAGCGGCCAAATCCAAGCGACATCCTGTACGGCATGGGCAAGGTCGAAGCGGCGTGGGGCGCGGCGATGATGAATGCCGCCATGCATGAAATGGATTTGTCTTTCTTTGAGAATAAGGCGCGACCCGATTACTTGATGACGATCAAGACGAATGCGTCGCGCGAGGAAATCGAAAGACTCGAAGTGCAGATCGACGAGAAGCTGCGCGGCAAGGGTCGCACTGGGCGCTTCCTCACTGCGACGGCTGACATCGATTTGAAGCCGATGAACTTCCCGCCGAAAGACCTTGGCGGACGTGAAGACATCGTCGAGGAAATCGCGGCAATCTTCGGCGTGCCGGTGTCGATGTTGAAGGCGAACGATCCGAATCTTGCCAGTGCCACGGTTGGCTTCCAATCTTGGAAGGCCATTAGCGTGCTTCCATTGATGCGAATGGATGAAGAGACGTTGAATCAAAACCTTGTGCCGCTCTTCGGCATCGAGGGCGATGCGTTTCTTGCGTATGACTCGCCAGTGGTGGAAGACGAGCGCTTCGCGTTTGAGCGGCGTCGGTCAAGTGTGAGCGCTGGCGTGATGACTGCCAACGAAATGCGGTCGCGCGAAGGTCTCGATGTGATTGATGACCCGATGGCTGATCGATTGCTGATCAACGGCCAACCGCTCGGCGGTGTGCCGCCTATGGCTGCGCCGATGTCATTCAATTCGCTGCGTGACGAGCAAGTCGAACCTGTCAGCACGCCTGATGAGTTGGTCGATGAGTTGCCAGTGACTGAAATTCTTTCGCCGGCGACGAAGGCGTTGACGGACATTGAAACACGACCACCGCAGACCGTCGCAGACAACGCGCGGCGCGCGCTCGATATCCGCGCGCAGAAGCCTGAGTCGCAACGCGGCATGACTGCCGTTGGCATCGCTCGCGCGCGCGACCTCGCCAATCGCGTGTCACTTTCCGAAGACACGATTCGTCGAATGCTCGCCTACTTTGAGCGTCACGAAGTGGACAAACAAGGCGAGACGTGGGACGAGCAAGGCAAGGGGTGGCAAGCGTGGAACGGATGGGGTGGCGATGACGGATTTGTTTGGGCGCGTCGCAAGGTCGAGCAGTTCAATCGTGAGCGCGAGCAGAAGGCCGCGCGCAAATCGTGCGAATGCTGCGCGCCATCAGACAACGCATCGAGTGTCTCGCACAAGTCACTTTGGGAAGATCGTTTTTCTATTGCGGGCATCCGCACGAAGGCAACCGCCAACGATGCCGCGCGTGAATTCGACGACATCAACGACGCCGAAAAAGAAATCGCAGACCGCGTCAGCAAGTCACTTGAGCAGCAAGTCGCAGCGGTGATCGCGAAGATTCGCGCCGCTCCAGCGCCGACGCAAGCACTGGCCGACGAAGTCGAGAAGGTGCTGCGTAGCGCGAAGTACAGCCGGCAAATCGTCAACGCGCTGCGACCGTATCTCGCCAACGCGCTTGAGTCAGGCGTGACGCTTGGCCTCGACACCGTCACTAAAATGGTTGCAGCTTCGGGAGCATCAGGAGATCCATCGGATCCTGAAGTACCAGACCTCGGAGTGACTTTCGCGCCGGCACGCGATGACCTTCGCGCGTACGCGCAGAGTGAATCCGTGCGACTCGCGCGCGGCGCAGCTGAGGGAATCGCAAAATACACACGCGTGCGCGTCTCAAAGATTCTCGGTGATGGTCTTGCAGATGGCGATACCATCGACCAGCTCGCGAATCGCGTGCAGGAATGGGCGGGCGAAGCTGGCGACGAAGAGCGCTCGACGCGCAACCGCGCAGTGATGATCGCGCGCACCGAAGCGCAGCGCGCAACGCGTCGCGCCGAAGTCGAAGCGTGGAAATCAACGGGCATGGTCGAGGGCAAAACGTGGTTACTCGCGCCCGATCCATGTGAATTCTGTGAGGCGGCATCAAATGAATTCAGCACTAAATCAATCGGCCTTGAAGATTCATTCTTCAACAAGGGCGACACGATGCTCGGCGCTGATGGCAACGAAATGGCGCTTGACTACGAAGACATTGACGGGCCACCGCTGCATCCAAACTGCCGATGCTCGTTGCAACCAAAGCTTGAACCGTTCCTTGAGGATCAAGCGCAACAGGCCGAAGAGGATGTCGATGCGTATTTTGACGAGTTGACCGCGCGCGCGGCGAAGGAAAAGAAATGACGAACACTATTCAACGCAAAGCGCTTGAAGCGACAATCTCAGCATCGGCGAAGGGGTTTACTGCGGTGATCACCGCAGAAACGCTCGACCGCGACGGCGAGGTACTCATTCCGCAAGGCATGAATTCTGTTGACTTTGACCGTAATCCCGTGCTCTTTTGGAATCACGACTACTCGCAGCCAGTTGGAAAGTGCGTGAGTCTCAAGCGTGATTCC